GCTTCTGCAGTTATACCCTTAGCCCAGCTATACATTAGTATGAAAACATAATATATAGTCTTTTGTTCATCGCCAACGTTTCACCAGTTTTATGGTGTTGCGTCTCGTATACTGACGCACCGAGAAAGGCGACTCGTGGTTCTCTTGCGAGAGCCACTTTATCAAGTCGCCCATCGGGGTCGTGCTTCTGCGGGACATTGAGTGACGCAAGGGGGACGCTGGTTTCTGCCCTTCGGTAAAGTACCGAAGGAGCATTTTCCATCCGTCTATTTCCCTTGTTAACGTCACTGGCTTTATTGTCCAAACTTTTCGTTCAAGCCTCTGTTGAGCCTTGTTCGATCGGATGGGCAGTTTTGCCATGATTGTCTCGGGCCGTTCGTACAATACTGGGACCTCTTTTTGAGGAAAATCTTCCAGTAAAGGTATTTCTCCGTAAACGGAGATCAACCTTCGAGCAATTAGCTCGTAGGACTTACGGTATCGTTTCGCTAGGAGGCTATTTGCATAGCTTATCCAAGAAGCGTAAACGTGCGGGCATTGTGATGACTTCCATACGGTCCTAAATCGGACCGGCGTAACGTCGACGCCCTTATAAGCGTCAACACCGCAGGACTCTCTGAAGAATCCCTGGACGAAACTTTTAGCTTGGTTTATCTTTAAACCAAAAGCTTCAAGAATCTTCATGGCATTCGCCGCATACGCGGCTGGGACCACTATATCATCACCGTATACTAGGATACCCTCACGGGTATCTGCATCTGGCGCACCGGCGTCAAGGAGACTCCAAATAGTTAACGCTAAGACAGGAAAGCATAATGCTGATCCCATCGGAGCATACTTATGGAGTATAAGTTCCTTGCCGCCCGGAAGGCGCGTAGACAAAGACCTACAGTTCAGCAGAGTCGAAAGAATCGGCTCTGGGAACAGTAGTTGAACCAGACCACAGGACACGCGATCACTAGCCTCATTCAAGTCTAGTGTCGCGTACCTACCAGTCTTGGACCCGAGAAGGGCTCCAAACTGGTTAGGCTGTTGGTCTGTGAAGTGTATATTCCACTTAACCCCAGGTTTCGTCTTGCGACGATCCCAAAAGGCGTGGTTTTCTACATGCTTAACTATAGCCCGCATCAAACCTTGTTGGATCCACTGGAATTCCAGCGGTTCACACGAGATAAGGCGCGGTCCACGCGAGTCCTTCGGCACAAGTACAACTTTTGCCGGGTTCTCGACGTATTTCAGCCCTCGAAAGGACTGAAAGTCATCACAGATATGCCCAGGAGACGCATAATAATATGCATCAATAGGGTAGCTATCAGCAATGCGCGGCGATACCACACTGAATGTCCACTTTTCCCAGAGCTTCTCTTTTGTAGAGACGGCTCCGGGTCCGTGGGACGGTGTGATATCTCGTTCGTCAAATGACGCGAAGAGTCTCGCAAGAGACTTTCGTGCTTTGGTGATAATGTGTCCATGTTCGCCGAAGTCAAAGACTTGGCGTCCAAGGGGCACACTGCTATCGACGCTCCTAGCAAGATGCTGGAAGCGAAGGTTGAGATCAAGCACCTCGAGTTCAGTTCTTTCGAACTTCTCGAGGACTTCTTGTTCTTGGTCTTGCTCATATGGCAATTCATACTTCCCAAGGGAAGTAAGGATCTGTCTTACTGCTTCGATGCAGTCAACACAGGGAGTCGGAAGGACCCACCCGTCGTGAGAGAAGATACGTCTGAACAACCCACCCATGAAAATGGGGAGTTGACTACCGGTTTCCTTGCGGAAACCAGTAGAGTCAAACGAGACTTCTCCGGTTAGAGCCCTTAGAAGGGCTTTATCCAGGCGAGGAAGAGCTTTCGTGAGAAAGCTTATGCCTTCCCGTTCAACGCGTCTGGCCAGCTTTCGCTGGTCAAGGCGCATTGCGCGTGGTGAATAAACTTCACTGTGCGACGTTTGAATGTCGCTCAGTAAGGTAGCGATGAGTTCTAACTCATCTAGGCTCTTAATTGGAACCAATTGGTATCCATCCTAGAGCATGCCTAACTGAACGATCCCTCTTGACGGTGCAACGATCTTGATCGTAACCTCGCAAGAACTCTGAGACGAGATTGTTAAATCTCGCCAGCAGAGAGTTTAGCGATATAACCCGAAGTCGCCAGGAAACTCTTCATCAAGTTGAGTTCCTTATCGATCGTCGCTACATCGGTCACCTTTGTAGGTGCCGTGACGGTCAGGGAAACAGTGAGTTTCCCTTGAACGCCATCAGCATTCTCAACGACTCTGTCGAACTTGACGTTGGAACGTCGAGTTTCGCCATTGCCGCTGCCGACAGTTTCATGTCGGATGCTGAGTGTATGAGGTTGATCCAAAGTGGCAGTAATGTCACTTCGAACTGACCCGGTTTCGTTAATCTTGCGGAGATCAAAATCTTGATCTGCCACACCGTCGTTGAGGTTTTCTATTAGGTTTGGATACATGCTTTTGTTATGTTGATCTGAAAGTAGTTCCATACTACTTCCGGATTACTTCAATAGAAGTAATGAAACCCATACTTATTGTGTAAGTGATGGACTCCAAGAAACGTTTCTCTGGGACATACATAAAATGTACATCCCATTGCTCCGTTTCCTCGTCACGATTACGTCTCATATAGCACCACAGGTCATTGAGGATCTCGGCTCGTCGAAGATTTGCCTGCGAAGGCATTTCGTTCACGAACCAGACTCTTTGACTCATGATGCGATCCATGGCACACTGCCACGGACTCCGCTCTGTACCATCAGGATTCCTACCGTAGGGAACGGGTATACACCCTTCCATACTCGGAAAACTTACATGGTGCGTGTCAGCTTTCGCTGACAGAGCATATATGATGACATTGAGGGACTTGTACGTGTCGGACTTGATGATTTCTAGCATAGTTTTACTGTGTTAGTTAATGAGGCTCTTAGCCTCGGTTATCACTGATTCGTCAGACTACAATCACTCAATTGTAATCGTCGTCTCGCCTCTAAGAACGTGCCCACTTCCCGCCTACCATGGCGGTACCGAGGGTCATCTCTTTGAGGTTCAGACCGCTTACCTGAAGCAAACGGTCATAACTGGGGATGCCTGGCTTTCTATAGTAGAAAGCTTCGGTTGTTTCTCCAGTTTTGACTTCTCCGTCGTCAACAGGTCCTCCGATTGATCGATGTGTAAACATTTCGACCTTTCGTTTGACCTTGAATGACCAAGAGAAGCGCAATATGTCTGTTATTGGTTCTATGTTCCGCATCTGCTTTCGATCGAGAGTGTCGCCAACTTTGACGACCCAATCGACTATGAAAGAGAAAGGTATCGCATTCCATATATGGGCTGGGTTAAGATTTAACCCGAGCGCGTCCATGGCACCCCAAAGGTGCGCATATTCACGCTCAAACCCACGAAGGTTATAACGATACACAAGCTGAGCACGGAATGTTGGTTCCACCACATAAGTGACAGAGCGTCTGACTTTGTCCCCAAGGTATCTTCCTTGGAGGACTGCGCCAGACGTGTACTGTTGCTCAAGTGGTAGTAGATTCGTCTCTGACGCACACGGTTTTACCCAGTGCGCCTTACGAATCTTTCCTTCATCCCGAAGGAGGCGTTCAACCTCCTTTTTATAACCTGTGAGAGCATCAACGATGCTCTCCAGATCACCCAATAACGGCTGAATCGCAAACTGATTTGTCAGATATGCGTCAGCCCCTAACCCGGTAATCATCTTCAGTGTCTGCTTCTTCCCTCTAGCTCTCGTAGATTTTAACTTACGGAGCGTGGAAGCGGCAAACTTGAATCTGGAGACGAGCTCTGGCAGTTTTCTAAAATCCTTTAATTCAAATAAGGAGTTTAGAAGACTCATTGACGGCTTTATACCCGGCAATAAGTTGAATACGGCGTCGTCCACAAAAGGTACGAACGTCGATTCACTGACAGACAAACTATTAAGACCACCAAGACCATCGAATCCAAAACTTGGATTCTGAGTCGTGGAATTCCATATGACACCTGCCTCATAACCGGTCCATTTAACGTAATTTATTACGCTATCTGAACCAAAGGTTGTAGTGCAGAATGTCGGCTTGGCCAACGTATGAGAAGTTTCCTTCTGATAGTTGGAGCACAAATGGTCGGTCTTCTTTCCATACTCTGTGTAGAGTTCCCCTGCTACTGATTGGTAGCTGGGGTACGTTAGACTAGCTGAGGAATAGGACGTGGGAAAACTCCCAAATCCAGTTCCAACGTAGTTAAACGAATGGGAAGGAACAATAGTAGATCGAGTTAGTGTAGGCATACATACGGTGACAGTTTATCACCTTGGTGAACCCCACACGGGGC